CCCCGCATTGGGGATGTGGACCACTTTACCCGAAAGAACAAACGCGTCGGCGTTCATCGCAAAATTCAGGTGAGGGTTAGCCTTGAACAGGTTCCCGACGATATCGTTAATCCAGATTTCTTTCTGAATACCTCCGACGAAAGTTACGCCCGATGGCATCTGAAGAAATGATGCTGTAAATATTCCGCCAGCCAACGGCAAAAAAGGTACGGCGGCCACCGAGGCGAACGCGAATGCTGAAAACAGCGCGAACATAAGCGACAGTATCAGGCTTTTAAGTGAAATTCGTTTTTTCATTGTGTATAAAGATTTTAAATGGTTTTTAAATTGAATTGATTGTAGAGACAAGGCATGCCTTGTCTCTACCTGTTTTAATTACGACGGCACGAATGCGGTTCCGTCGTAGGTGTAACTTTTAAATACGGTTGACGAAATGGCAACGGTAAGGTCGGGGGCTGCGGCGTCAAAACCGGTTCCGATAGTTGCAATGCACTGGGTACCGTCTGCGGTAAGTTTCAGGTGCAGTTTTGCCCCTGGCGTTACCTGGGCGTCAACGGTGACGTTGATAGTCACTGCACCGGTTAGCGTTGCAGGCTGCAAAAAGGTTTCCATCTGTTTGATGGTTACTGCCAAAGTAGCCGCGTAGGCTGGAACTTGCACCTCGGCAATCGGGAAAAGTACTTCCTTAACCTGAGCCGCTGACCCGGATGGAGGAGTAAAGTTGAACGAGTTGCTCGACCCGTCGGCGTTTTTCTTAATCCACATAATTTTATTTTTTAGAGGGTTTATGTCCGAATTTGGTTTCAAACTTGCTTTCGTACAAGTCGTAATACTTGGTTTTAACTGTTTCCAGTTTACCACTGCGGTCAATTTCGTCCCAGCTCAGTTTAGTAAGCTGTTCAAGTTCAGTTTCAGAACCTTCGTCTTTCAACTGGTCTCTAACTGGTTTGCGTTTTGGAATAGCAGTCAAAGCAGTTTTAGCGGCTTCGTGGTTGCTTTCAAAAAATTGCAGGTACGATTCTTTACCAGTAGCGTCAATACGGCCATCTAAAACGGCAGCATCAACCAGGGCGGTTGCCTCGGCTTTTTTTGCATTGGCGTCAGCCAGCTTAAAGCCATCATTTTCAGTTTGGAGCTGATTGCGCTCGGTTGTCAGTTGTGTAATTGTTTGTTCTGCGGTTTTGGCTTTGTCGGCCAGCTCCTGAACCTGTGCAACTGTCAACTCACTGCCGTCAGCGAGTTTTACAATTTCCATAGTATCATCTGATTTTAAAATGAGTTTTTTAATTGGTATTTCCTGGGGGTTTTCAGAAAGATTAACGACGTTATCTTCCTCGTCGTAAAGCGCCAGCGAATTTGGGTTAGAACCGATATCAACGACCGATACTTCTTTGAGCGCCCATTTGGTAGCTGTTTCATACCGCTGCCCTGGCTTAATGTATTTCGCGTCTGATGACTGTTCAATAACCCGGATGCCTGCCGATACCATTTTATAAATGCCATCGTCCCATTTTTGGGCGATCTTGGCGGCAAATTCGTCTTTCATATCGAAATTCAAATCACCTTCCCAGCGTTGCTCCTTTTCGTTGAATGAAACGTTGTCGACAGTACCCAGCGCCAGGACTTCATCTTTAGTACCACGCCACGGACGGTTGTGCATCCACAACAGTATATTGTTTTTCTTATACTGGGTCATGTCGCCTCCGGAGTTTAGCAGGTAAAACCCGTAGCTGTTAACCGTTTCGTCTGATATTAATACCCGTCTGCCCATTGCTTCATTTAAAGTGATTAAAGTTCTGTTCGTCGTTCAAATGGTGGGCTAAGTAAATCAGACAAAACGTCATAAAAAAGTTTCTTGTTAACGGTTAACATAAAGTTTGTAGTATTTAAAACATAAATAGGCTGGTGCGCGCGTGAATTGTACTTTTCAGAAAAAATTCAGACGAAATGTCAGGTTTAACTATCGATCAAAAAAAGGAATGGGCTGAATTGCTTTGCACGAAGGAAGGATACAGCCAAAAAGATGCCGCCGCTAAAGTGGGCGTTTCGACCGTTACCATGAACAAATGGTACAACGATGGCAACTGGCACCGGATCAGGCAGTCGATGCTGATTACCCGTCAGGAGCAATTGAGCCGGTTGTATATGCAGCTCGACGAACTTACTTCGGGCATTCAGAAAAAACCAGAAGGCGAACGCTATGCTGATTCGAAACAAGCCGACACGATCAGCAAATTATCAGGTGCAATTAAGACGATGGAAACTGAGGCCAGCATCGCCGATGTGGTTGAAGTGTCGAAACGGTTCCTCACCTGGTACCGACCGTTCAATCATACCAAAGCTTTAGAGATTGCCGGTCTGTTCAACGACTTCATTAAAGACATGCTAAAACGCTAACCGGATGGCACAATCAGTATTAAAACCGTTAGACCGGCAGGCTGGCCGGGACTGGGACAGTTACTTTGAAAGTTTCATCGCTTCGGTAGCTGCCGAAACGAACGAAAGCGACTCGGAACGAAAAAAACGGATAGCTAAACTGGAAGCCAATTTCGAAGATTGGAAAATGTACTATTTTCCGAAGTATTGCTATGCACCATCAGCAGCATTCCATAAACGTGCAGCCAAGCGCGAACTCGAAAATGATGAGTGGTATGAATCGAGGGTATGGGCGCGAGAGCTTTCGAAGGACGTTGTTGAAATGATGATCACCCTTTACCAAGCGCTAACCCGCAAAAAGAAAAATATACTTTTCATTTCGAACAGCAACGATAAGGCTTGCGAGCTGCTTGAACCTTACCGCATCAACCTGACCAGCAATGAACGCATTATTAATGATTACGGGCTTCAGGAAAATCCCGGATCGTGGGCGTATGGAGATTTCACCACGACTCAGGGAGTATCTTTCCTCGCTGTTGGCGCCGATCAGTCCCCTCGCGGATCACGAAACGAAGAGGTCAGGCCCGACAAAATAATTATCTCGGATATTGATACCGACAGCGATGTTCGTAATACTGAAATTATCACTAAACGTTGGACATGGTTTGAAAAGGCCGTATTTCCAACCCGTTCAGTTTCGAAGGCTTTACAGGTCATTTGGCTGGGCAACCTTATTGCAATAGATTGCTGCGTTGCCCGTGCTATGCTCAAAGCCGATCATGTAAGCAAGGTTAATCTCGAAGATAAAAACGGCAATAGTACCTGGCCCGAAAAGAACAGCCCCGAAAACATTGCCCGTATCAAATCGAAGATCAGTACCGCAGCCTATCAGGCCGAGTACATGAATAACCCGCTGACTGAAGGTGAAACGTTTAAAGAGATGCACTGGGGCAAAGTTCCGGCGCTTCATAAATTCAAGCATCTGGTTGCCTATGGTGACCCCGCTCCAAGCAATGCCAAAAACAAAGCCGGTTGTAACAAGGCGCTTTTTCTGATGGGAAAGCTGGAAGGCAAAACATACATTTTCACCGGCTTTTTAGATAAAGTTGTCAATGCTGAATATGTGGGCTGGTATTATGACTTGAAAGAGTATGTGAAAGAGCGGACCCAGCTTTACAACTACATCGAAAATAACTCTCTTCAGGACCCATTTTACGATCAGGTTTTTATTCCGCTGTTTGTTGCTGCAACAAAGGAAAAAGGTTATTCTATCGGCATTATTCCGGATGAACGCAAAAAACCCGATAAGTTCAGCCGTATTGAGGGAAACCTTGAACCGCTTAACCGGTTAGGAAACCTGATTTTAAACGAAGATGAAAAGGGTAATCCCCACATGAAACGCCTCGAAGAACAATTCCTTTTAATTTCTCCACAGCTCAAATCACCATGCGATGGGCCCGACTGTATAGAAGGTGGGGAATGGATATTAAAAGAAAAAGAAATGCAATCGGCAGGTTCATTCACTTGGGGCCAACGTCAACGAAACTCTAAACGCTATTAAACAGCCCCTCCCAAACCCTCCCCGAGGGGGAGGGCTTAAAAAGAAAAAACAACATTAATGCTTAAAAATATGAAAATAAAAACATTATCAGCGGTTCTTTCTCCCCTCCTTCGGAGGGGCTGGGGGAGGCTTTTGTCTTTTTTCCTTTCCGAGTACAAACGTTTCAAAGGCCGCCCGTCAGCTCTTTTAAAGGCCATTGCAAAGGCGGATAAAATGCATCGTGAAACAGGCAAACACTACAAAGTGTATTTCCTCGAAAACCGGTACCAGGTGTTAACCCGAATGGATATTCAAGCCCGAAAATTCAACGGTGAATTTCTTTACTATATGAATGTGACTAAAATGAGTGCGATCACATTTTTCGACACACAAACCGGTTTTGTCTCCAGCTTCGCTTACGACCTGCTGAAAACCAAATACAGCGGCATGCGATTAATAAAACTTGGTATTGTTCAATCCCCTGCCGTCATTGCGAGGAACGAAGCAATCTAATAATTAACTTAAGATATTTTACACCATGTTTTTAACACAAGCAGAACTGAACACCCACATCTATGGCGAAAACATAGATGTAATTACCCGCGAAGATGATACCATTGTTGCGGCTGCCGTTGACGGCGCCTTGGCGGAAGCTAAAAGCTACCTGGGCGATTACGATACGGTAAGTATTTTTTCAGCTTCAGGAACCGGCAGAAATGCCCTGCTATTAATCTTTGTGAAAGATATAGCGGTGTGGCACCTCATTAACCTATCGAACCCGGGTATCGATTACGACATGCGACAGAAACGGTACGATGCCGCAATAGCCTGGCTAAAGGGCGTACAAAAAGGAATCGTCACTCCCGATCTTCCAAAAGCGGAAGTAAGCGGCACCAAGCCCGGAACAATAAGCTACGGAAGCAATACCAAACGAATACAACATTTTTAATTATGGCACAACGTAAAAAAGATACTCAAACCGCCACTGCCACCGCCAAGGGCATTGTGGTGAACCAACTGGTTATTAAAACACTGAACAGGCAAACGCAAAGTATTGATAGCTGGCGCACTGCCCTGAAGAGCGCCGACAACGGAAAGCGCACACTCCTGTATAATTTATACCAGGATATCCTGATCGATCCGGTCCTTAAAAATGCCATCGGCAAACGCATCAGGCCAATCACAAACGCCGGGCTTACTTTCACGGTTGATAAAAAGGAAATTCCCGAAATAAACGACCTGGTTAAGACCAAAGCGTTCAGGATACTTTTAAAGGAAATCATGCTGGCAAAAATGTGGGGAATTACGGTTTTGGAAACATCGTACGAAAAGCTGTTCGATGTGTTCAGCATCCCCCGAACCCACATCAACACGGCTAAAAACCTGATCGCCATTAACGAAGGCGACGAAACCGGTATTCCGTACCTCGATGATCCCTTCCTGATTGCTGTTGAAGGAGAAGACCGGTTCGGCGAAATACTGGCAACCTGTCCGTATGTAATTTATAAACGCGGCAACTTTGGCGACTGGGCGCAATTTGCCGAACTCTTTGGGATGCCGTTCAGGCTTGGTAAATACGACGCATTCGACGAAGCCAGCCGCCTACAGTTGATTGAGGCATTGGATAAGGCCGGATCGGCCGCTTATGCCGCCGTTCCGAAAAATACCGATCTGGAATACATTGCCAACAACTCGACCGGTGATGGTGCGCTGTACAACAATTTGCGCAAGGCTTGTAACGAGGAGATACTGATCGCTATTTTAGGTCAGACCATGACCACGGTGCAAGGCGATAAAGGCGCACGGTCGCTGGGCGAGGTCCATCAGGAAGTGGAGGGCGGCATACATGCCGATGACCGTATTTTTGTTGAAACTATCCTGAATACCGAAGTACTCCCACGGCTCGAAGCCCGTGGCTTTAAGGTTTCGGGCGGTACGTTTGCTTATCCCGAATTGGGCGAAACCATCAGCCTGAAAGACCGGATCACCATTGACAAACAGCTCGACACCATTGTTGAAATTGAGCCTGATTATTTTTATGAGACCTACGGAATTCCAAAGCCGAAAGACGGGGGCGGAAAGAAAGTGAACGGTGATCAGTCTCAGGAACCAGGGAAACAACAGCCTCCCCTAACCCCTCCGAAGGAGGGGGACAAAAAGCCACCGGCAAAGGAAAAGGTAAAGTTGAGCGATGAGGTAGAGACAGGACATGTCCTGTCTGACCGCCCGGTCGATCAAAAACATTTCTGGAAAGGGTTTTTTGATTTTTTCGTAGCAGCCTCGGGGAGCGGGGCTCTAAAAGTTGGAAATCACCTCACGAATAGTGAGGGCGTCACTCTAAGTGACACTCTCACTTTCTCTGACCAGGATTTTTTTAAACGGTTCTATGACAATAGGCCGGACTTTGACCAATCATACTGCCTCAAACCTGATCAGCAATTTCCGAAAAGGATGGGCAAAAGATCAGGTTAAACTGGCCGATATCGGTTTCGATTACGGTTTTCAATCGGAAGTTGCACAAACAGCCATGGAGCTTAACTTATTCCACTTCAGTGCAGCTAAAACGCTGGCCGAATGTCAGGAGCTTAACGCAATATTCCGGGAGTCAAAAAGCTTTGATGACTTCGTAAAAAAAGCTTCAGTTAAACACAATCTGTTTAATAAGACCTGGGCAGAAACGGAATATAACACGGCTTATTTAACTGCCGAAAGCTCGGCAACTTATTATAGGCTGAAGGATCAGGCGGACATATTTCCGTTTTGGATGTACCGCACTCAGGGAGATGAACAGGTACGGGCTTCACACGCCGATTTAGACGGACTGGTTCTGCCGCAGGATGATCCGGCGTGGAGTACAATTTACCCGCCAAACGATTGGAATTGCCGCTGCTATATTGTGCCACGCACAAAAGCTGAGGCAGGGGGGGCCGACATTACCAAGCAGCGCGAAGTGGCCCGGGTGTTCATTGATTCAGCCGATTTTAAAAAAGCTAAAGCGCAGGGATGGGGCGTTAACCGCGCCGACCTGAAACAAGCTTTCACGAGCAACCAGATGTATATTAAAGGCTTTCCGGGTATGGGCGGAAAGCTGCTGAAGGTTACCAAAGAACTCAATTTGCTAAACTATATTGACTATGGGTTAAATCCAAAATCAATGCTGATGCAAAAGGCTTTAAAAGATGTTACAAAGTACACTGGTACTGCTGAAGACTGGAAGGCGGCCAATACTATTGACGGAAATATCGTGCTTTTGGATTACAATAGCAGGAGGATCATAGTTCCCGAAGACGGTTTTTCGAAACATACAACGGGTAGCTATTTGGCAAGGGTTGAGTACCTGGATGCGATGAAGGAAACGTTGTCCACGCCGGACGAGGTTTGGGTCAATACCTTGCAAACGGGTTCGTTCGACAACTTTATTTCGATGAAGTTTTACGGCGACCAAACGGTGGTAGTTATTTCGAGGATAGAAAACGGAAGAGTATCAGAAGTAAAAACATGGTTTCCTATGATTGACGGAACCGTAAAAGTTGGTTCTAAAAAAATACCCATAGAAGAAAAGTTCCGTTCGGGGATGCTCATAAAAAAATCCGGACAAAACTGACCGGATTCTTTTGCGGGTTAATCTCTTTGTTCTACCGTATCCTCGGATCGACCCAACACCCATCGCCCGCGAGGTGCTTGCCAGGTCTTCAGGCATAAGAACGCTGAAACTTCAATACAAATGTAGTAAATTTTTTACAATGAGATACGCTAACCTTCAGGATTATATTTCGGCGCTCGAAACCAAAATCCGGGCTAAGGTCCCGAATATCATTGCCGAAACGGCTACCGAATTCTTTAAAGAGCGGTTCCAGACCAAAGAATGGGATGGATTGGCTTGGCCGCAAACAAAGCGGGTGGTTCGTAAGGGTTCGCTATTGGTCAGATCCTCGAAGTTGGTGAATTCAATCCGGCCTAGCCTGGTATCTGCCAATAAGGTGGTGATCAGCGCCGGTAACGATATGGTTCCGTATGCTCAAATCCATAACGAGGGTGGAGAGCTGCACCCTAAAGTAACTCCGGCCATGAGAAAATGGGCATGGGCTAACTATTATGCAGCCGGAGGGGGAGCTTCGACAGGCTCAGCTACCGAAGGAAAAGGGAAAACGGAAAACAAGGAAGCCGCTTTCTACAAGGGTTTAGCCTTAACTAAAAAAACGCAGCTTGATATTGTTATACCCAAACGCCAGTTTATGGGGCACTCTGAACGGCTGAATACGAAGATTTTTGAAAGGATAAAAGGATTTTTAAACGAATAGGTACAACTTTCCCAAAGTTTTATAAATCGTACCAAAACTTTGGGAAAGTTACCCATATAAAATAGTAACCATGAAAGATGTATTTTTAAAAACAGTAACCAGGCTTAAAACAGTATCGGCATTGAAGTGGATTGATGCGGAAGACGGACAACTTGATTTTTTCGAGGGTCGGCCTCCTGTAGCCTTTCCCTGTGCCTTAATTGATGTGGAGTATCCCAACTGCGAGGACGAAAGCGACACCATCCAGATGGTAACCGCCCGCGTTACCGTTCGCCTGGCGTTTGAACCTGTTGGACAAACAAACGGTGCGGCTCCTACCTTGGTACAAACAAAAGCATTGAGCCGGTACGATACTGTAAATGCCTGTTATACCGCGTTACAGGGTTGGGGCGATGGCGAGGTCTCAGGGTTCAGCCGGAAGAGCCAGACCACCGAAAAAAGGGACGATAACCTAAAGGTGATCGTGCAGGTGTGGGAAACTTCGTTTGAGGAAGACAGCCTCCCCTAACCCCTCCGAGGGAGGGGAATAAAAAAACGCTCCGAACATGAGATGAACTCGTTCGGAGCGTTTTAAGTCTCCCTTCCCAGTTGCCTGAGTTTATCGAAGGCGGGGAGATTTAGAGGGGGCTCTCAAAATAGGCTGCCTTAATTTCTTCAACTGAGCCATACTGGCATGTTGCGTTTTGTTTTTGTTTTTTTTCGCTCTTCTTTTTGCAGGCGATACAAAAACAGACGAAGTGCTTTGTGATGTCTGAGCGCTACCGATCGCTGTTCGCATGTTGTTCCATCACTAATCTCTGAGCTTAGCCAGACATCGGCGAACTGAGAAAGTGTTTCATAAATAGCTGCCGGCGAATCAATCTCTAATAACTCCTCTATAGGAGTTTTCTTCATGGGTGGCATAGTTAAAATGTTTTAATAAGTGTTGATTAAAATAAAAGAACCAATGGAGTTGATCGTCACCTACATACCATAAGGCAAAGTAAATCGCGGAACCTTACGGATACCGCACTCCATTGGCTTTATTTTGCCAATTAAGAAGCGTGGACACTTTGCCTTATATGTAGTAACGATCGTTGGCTAAATAACCGAATTAAACAATAGAATCAAAATTTAAAGCAATAAAAAAAGCGACCATGTTGGCCGCCTTTCCTGTTATTTGATCGAGTTAATTAATCGCTTCAACGCTTTGATATGCGAAAGTGCTAAAGCTCGCTGGGTGCCGGTGGTTCCGTCTGAAAATTCGGAACAAATCCATGCTTCAAACATCGTGTCAATGGTTTCAATAAATTCGGCGGGTTCGTCTTCACCTAAAAGCTCCCGCACTGCTGTGCATTCCATACAGTCTTCCATTAGGATAGCCCTCCTATTACTTTATGGTTTGCAGTAAAATCTAACACCAACTGTACGGCATCTTTCTTCGATTTCAGGAAATTGCAAAATACGGGGGTTATAAAGTTGCGGCCAAACAACTTGGCGAAATGCTGCGGGAACAACCTTTTGCGAACGGCCACGCTGCCACTGTTACGGCTGTAGCCCAACGAAACCAGCACATCGAGGTAATTGTACCACGATTTGCCCTGGTGAATGGTTGGCTCTACCCCGTTAAAGGGTTTTACAAGTAAAGCATCGCCCCGCAACAGGTTTACCAAAATTTCATCAACAGCAATACTAAACTCAGGGCTTAACCATTGTGCAAAACGCATGGCAATGCGATAATCTGTAACCCATGTGCCTTGGTTTTGTCCTCCTTGCTTAACTTTCACAAGCTCAGCCGTGGCTATTTTTTTAGCCACGCTAAGGGCATTTAGATAATCTTTTGATTCTTGTGTGATTAACCAGTTAAGTGGTCGTTTTGATCTTCCAAATGGCTGAGACATCTGGGTGAGGTTGATACTCATGTTGCCGTTTTGAAGTTCAACGGCAAATTTTTGGTGGTTTAGCTCCACCACCTGCAAGTTCGTAGCTTGCTTTTCATTTCTTTTTTCCATGATAGTCAAAAATGGTTAAAAAAGAACCCGTCCGGTTCAGGTGTGACTATCAATTACACGCGGGGCGTGAAATCTGCCGATGCTTTCGCATTCAGCCACCATACTGCGGACGAGCCTTATTTGTTAATAAAAATAAAATCAGGAATTTTGCCCCTGAAGTGCAATAATTGATAGTCAGGAGCAAATGTGAGAATTATTTTTAAGAATCAAAACAATTCTTCATAAATTTTAAGTTCGTTTGGAAAAAAGAGCGGTTGTTATATCGTTCTTGTTTTTTATTACCTCCAGCTCCAGTTCTTTTATCGGTTCATCATCCTGTTCGTATGCAATAACTTCGAGCAACCGAATAATCTCGTCGTTTTGCTCCACCAGTTTATTTATTTTAAAATACCAGGTTACTACCTCGCGCAAAACAAGAAATAGAATAGCAGCGATAAAAACAGATACGACAACGATGATTAGAATTTTTTCCATGATAGATTGGTTTTAAGTTATTATTGGTTAAATATAGAAAAGTTTAACTTACCCGTTCATTTCGTGGTCTGAAAACATGGCCAGTTGGCGGCGTTGGTCGTTGTAATCGCTAAACGTGAGTTTCGAGATTTTATAAAGTTCCGATTCGGCCTCTTTTAGTACCGTTTTTGCCGTGTAGAAACTACGGCGGGCTTCGCGCTCAATTTCTAGCTGTCTATCTATCTGTTTTTGCTTTTGCTCAACAAACTCGGCATAACTGGTAAAATGTTTGTAAAGGGCTTCATAGCACTCAAGTTTATATTTGATCAACACTTCGCGGGCTTCCTCTTTTACGTTTTTTGCACTAATGCCAAATATCCATCCAAATACAAATTTGAAAGGAATTGAGGCCATTTCGCGTTCTTTTTTGTCGGCTCCAACTGTGGTGCTCAGCCCCACGGTTGAACCTAAAATTTCATCCTCTTTTATCTTCTGAAGTTGACTTGAAAAATCAACCCCTATTGCTTCGCAAATAGGTTTTACTGCAACTCTTTTTTCTCCATTTTCGATCACAAGTATATCAACCTGGTTGATCCTTGCTACTGTTGTTGTTTTTGAAACTTCTGTCATAACTTTTGTTTTTAATTGGTTTGTTTATTTACTATTTAATCCTCTTACAAAACTCTTCGTGTTTATGCCCGAAATCCTTATCGGTTTGCAGTAGCGCATCAACTGTTTTGCAAGCGTGGATGGTTGATGTGTGTTCTTTCAGTCCATATTGATTTGATGCAGATTCCTGCGTTTCGTTTAAATTTCGATACCTATAACTGATTAGTACCATTCGCGCTTCAACCACTTCACGCTTTCTTGTTTTGACTTTCAGCAATTCTTCTGGTATGTCCCAAATTTCGGCGGCTATTTCGTCAGCGGTTTTTAATCCTGGTATGGCCATTGGTGATATTGCATTTTTCATCTTGATCGTTTTTTTAGGTTAAACTTTTCCAAAGTTTTTTTAATCGTAATAAAACTTTGGAAAAGTTAATACTGGTTAAATCGCGTTTATGTGTACGCCACAATCGGGGCAGCATCCGTCAGGGTTCATTCTCAGGTCAAACCACCGGCCACATTTAATACATTGGTGCCATTCTTCATGGTTGCCATGTAGAGACAAGGCATGCCTTGTCTCTACGAACATCCTGAATATTGCTTTCATAATACGCCTCCCGCGTAAGCTTCCCAAAGTGGAAACATTGATTTATCGTCGATGTAGTAATCGGCATAAACCTTACGGCTGTTTCCTTTATCACAGAAAGGTGCGTCAGGAAGATTATCGTTTACGGCGTCGAACTCAATGCCGTAATTCCGGCAGAATTCAATAGCTTCAGTGAGGTATTTCCGCCCTGGCGAATCTTCGCGGCAAGTCCATAAAATTAGTTTGTGCCCGGCTGCCTTAAAGTGCGAAAGCGTATCAAAAGCTTGTGGTATCGGTTTCCCGATCTCAGGAAAACGATCTACGGCGATGGTTCCGTCAAAATCTATTGCCAGGATCATAAAGCCCCCTCCAAACCTCCCCCACAAGGGGAGGCTTTAAAATCGGTTGTAGTTTCATATAGTTCGTTCAGGATATACAACAGCACATCCGATTTAACCGAATTTGATGAAACCAACGGACGGTTTTGTTTTCCCACCAGAAGTTTTTCAATTACGTCGTATGTTTCCAGTACTTTTTCAGGGTAATCAATTATTTTGCTCATCTCTTTTATATTTTAGTCATTGTCAATGATCCATTTAACATCGAATAGATGCGTTATTTCTCTTGCTTTAACGACACCGGGGTAGCTTTTGCCAACCGATTTTGCATACCTGGGTATTGTTTTTAGGTTCAGGTAATCGCCTTCCAGTTTAATAAGTTCAACCAACCCCGCATTGCTCCACTTACCATCGTGTATGGCCCGGCCTAATTTGGCTATTGCATTATATTCGTAATCTGTGAGTTGCATCTGGTTTAATTAATTAAACTGGTGATATTTACAAGTTATGGCGCAGTTTAATCGCCGTCTGGATCATTCCAGCAATGTTTCCGAGTTCCTTGATCTGTCCAGCCATATTCTTCTAAGCCTCCGTCCATGATAAATTCATCGGCATCCGTCCATGTCGTAAATTCTTTAACTAAGACTTCTCCTTCGTCATCGCGAATAAAGTCTTTCAAACCTTCATCAATAAAGCTAAATTTTAACATGTTAGTAATTTTAAATTGTTAGTAATAAAACCGCCACCATAACTTCAGCTACCCGCAATTGCCGTGTCTCACTTCGTGGACACTCAATTGCTTTGGCTCGGCAACTGTCGTGTAGCTTCCGTGCGTTATGGCTCAGTTTGTGGCTTCCGCTGCTCCATTACTTTCAGGTTTTGGTGTTTTTTTGCGGTGGCCGCCATGGTTAAAAATTACAACCAGGGCAATTATTGCCAGATAGATTAGCGCTATCCACATACCGCCGGGTTTGCAAGTGAGTACTCGGCAAAGCGTTTACCGTTGCGCTCAACCAGTTCGGAGCATATAGCCATTCCCATCCCTTTCAGGTTATGGATACGGGCCCCCAGGCGCAGGCAGTTGAATTGTTCCAACGCTTCGAGCGGTGTAATCTTTTTACCCGCTTCCAGGTGTTTGCGGATCTGTTCGTTTTGTGATTTATTTTCCATCTTGTTTTTGTTTTACCCCCGACAGGGTTCGGAACCCTGTCGGGGATGGATTAGAATAAGCTCGGTTGTAAGGCATCGGCCACCACTGTTTTAACCGGCTGCTGATTGTTTGAGAGGATATCGTCAATTTCGCTTTCTGCTTTTTTACACTCCATTAGAATGTATTTATCGCGGCTCCTGAAGTATTCTTTCTGAAGCCTTCGCATTTCACGTACTTTGGCGGTGAAATCGGTTATCGCTTCCATCCTAGTTGTTTTGAAATTTTGGGTGTGAAACCTCCAAAATGTTGAAAAAGCCGATCTTTAAAGTATTCAGATATCGGATTCGTGTTGTCGAAAAATGCGACGTTCCCTAACCCAAACCGCCACATACGGCCCATATCGTAATGAGATAGCTGGTCAATTTCAGCTTTTAACTCATCGTAGGTTTTTTCCTTTTCCATGGTTAATCGTTAATTGTAAATGACATTTCCATAAAGTTTTTGAATGCCCGGTCGCGGGCTGCTTTGGTCTCAAACTTTTCGAGTGTCCGCCACTCATGGTTATCTTTTCCTTTAAATTTGATGCGCGATGTAGGCTGATCATCGCACCGGAGAATAGTAAACCCGGCGTTGATTACTTTTACTTGGCTTGCTTGATCCATAATTGTGGTTTGTTTGTTTGTTTCTCCCGACTGTTCGGGGTTGTTCCGGATGAGGGCTCAAACCTCGTTTCTCAAATGTTTAGGTGTTTCAGTACAATTTCTTTCCTGTGTAACCTTACAAATCGAATCCGGCTTCCATCTGCTATTTGTGCAGAATTAAGGCTTAACTTGCAGTCTAACCGTGTTCCCTTTTCTTCAGAGACCAATAGCCCCCGTTTAGCGTCTGGGTACACCGACCGTTCAAAGTGTCATTCTCAGTCATGCCAATTTGAACCTGCTTGCGGGGCAGTGCCATTCCTAGTTTGCCAATATCCCGCTTTTGATAACTTTCCCAAAGTTTTACAAGTCGTATAAAAACTTTGGGAAAGTTATTCTCCATCCCTCCCGGGGGAGGTTTGGAGGGGGCTTCCTTCCAACCGTTAAGCCTGTACACCTCGTTCCTCGCTTCCTCCAATGAATATTTTACGTCGATCTTTGTGCCTCCCCCTCCATGTTCGGTGTATTTCCATTCACGAATTATCCATTGGCATCCGCTCCGCTCGTAGGTGTACTTTGGCTTTCGGCTCATTATTATTCGCCTTCCTTTTTAGGTTCGACGAAAAATGTTTCTTCCTGGATAACTGCAATACCCACTTTCGGCAGGTACTGTGCTACCTCTTCATTATTGCGGTCGGCCAATAATTTATCTTTTGCAGGTTCTTCAGATACGCGCACGTAGGTTGGAAGGAATTCCTTCAGCATGTTGGTTACTGCTCCCCAGGTGAAGCCTTTCAGGAGTTTCAACTTTGGAACTCCAGTGCGAAATCCAATGGTTCCATGAATCGTGTTGAGCGATTTCTTGCGCCAAAACAGATCTTCCTTATTTTCGACAGCCCACGCCTGTAGCATATCGAAAGCTTTGTCTTTCCGCTCACCAAGAGCGGTGATCTGGTCGGCATACTTCTCACGGATGCGGGTGATCTCAACATCCATGGTGGCGTTAATTTTCTGGAGCTTAGCGTCGCAGGTTGCGAATTCGGTGAACGCGGCTTCCATTTCTTCGGAACTAATGCCGCTGTGAACTACTTTTTTTTCTCTTGTTTTGACCATGATTTTGAATTTTTAAGAAGCCCCCTCCAACCTCCCCCGAAGGGTGAGGCTTTAGGCGACCGGGTTATTAATTTGGATACTATTTGTTTCTTCGGTTTTAAGTCCCCTCTTTTGGAGGGGATTTAGGGGAGGCCGTTGGGCCCCAGTTTTGCCAGTTCGCGTTTGGCATTGATGCACATGTAATTGTTAAAAGTTGAGCGCGACATTGGATGCTGTAACCTGATAATGTTGTCAAAAATCCACGTTTGGGTCTTTCCGTGGCGCTTTTCTTCTTTCACTATCGTTTGAATCATGATCACGCGTTCCAAAAAATATCGCCTGTTCGATGCCATGCTAGTTCAGGTATGATAATATTTCAAGCTCTTCAGCCGTGATCTGTTTTACAGCCTTAAAATCCTTTTGCTTGTTCAAAAATGTGTGGTAAATGTTTCTTAGCCGTTCGGCAGGGATATCGTTAAACCTTCGGTGGCCGGTAGCACGGCAGGCAATAGCCTTGATGCGCTGGGCATCCGAATCCTGGCTGATTGTTTTCAGCCAACCGCCGATACTGGCCATAACCTGTTTGCGAAGCTTGTCGAGTACCGGGGCTTTCGGTGTGTTATCCCTTTCGAGCGCGGCGCACAGCTCAGTCAACTCCTGAACCGAAAGGTCGAGCGAACTCCCAACGCCGTACGACTCCATAATTGCGGCCTTATCCTCTTTGCCAAGCCCTAACTTGGTGGCCAGCGTATGGTACCGCTTAACCAGGAGAGCGTGTTGTAGGTCTGTTGTTGTTTTCATATTGAAGCCTCCCCTAACCCCTCCGAGGGAGGGGAACCGGAGGGAGTTCCGGGTTTTAAGGTTATTATTTCAATTTACGTTTATCACTTTCGAAGCATTTTTTAAGTCTCCCACTCCGGGGGAGATTTAGAGGGGGCTTCTATCCCCAGTACATTTCGCTCATTTCGTCGTTAATCTCCAGTGATCCGCCTTCCGAAAACCTGCTTAACACAAACGCCCGTAAGCCTTTCACGTTGATGATTACCTTCGCCATTTTCGAGGCCATTTTGGCACAGGCGGGGTAAGGTTCTTTTCGGTCTTCGTGCGCTACGAAAATGATCAGCTTTTCGGGGAACGCGGTGATCAGTTCACGGATACCAACCGACTTAAACTCGTCGCGGTAAATCGTAAGGTTGTCAATCACCAGTATGTTGGGCGTTTTCGCCTTCGAGAACTTTTCTTTAATTTCCCCGACCGACAGATACTCGTCAAACAGGATCTTATCGGCTGCCGTTATTCCCGCCCTTTCGCAAGCCCTTACAAAACTTAGGTCTGTGCCTTCCTCCGCGCTGATGTAGGCAACCTTTTCGAATGTTGCCAGTGCTTTTACCAGTTGCAGCGTAAACCAGGTCTTTCCGTTTTTTTCGGGTCCGTAAATCAGCCAGCATCCTTTCATTTCAGCCTCTCCAATCGCTTTGGTGAATAGTTCGCTATCGAAGCGGACCGTCTTTCCTGTGCGTTTTTCAAAAAGGTTACGGGCAGTAATAGATCGCGTCATGCGCTAGAGGTTTTCAGTCAGTTCGCAAATAGAATCGTTCAGTTGGTTGAGCATTTCACTGAGCCGCTCGGTTTCTTCGAGGTATTCCCGGCCTTTTTGTGAGTCCTGCCAGCGGTCGCCGTGACTGTTATAAATCTTTTTGCGCGTTTCAACTTCATTTTCAATATCTGCGATAAGCTGTTTAGCCACATGTATGATTCGTTTCATTTTATTTGGTTGATTGGTTTTCATTCATCATTCATCATTCACAATTCATCATTCTTATTCAGCCTCCCTGATTAAAATCAGTAAACTTTCAGCCCTGCGTAGTCCGCCAATGTGGCCTCCCGAGTCGTTTGCCAGACATCGTTTGGCAATGGCATTAATCTGGTCGGGATCGCAATTATTGGCGCTCAAAACGTCGGTAATCAGTTTCTTATAAAAAGCATTCCGGTCCTGACGCTCGCGGGGAACGATGGTTGAGAATTTTTCGGAGTAACGCGAGAATATCTCGGCAAAACCAACCTTTTTATTGGCTATCCCGCGCTCTATTTTAGCGCGCAATCCGTCGGCGCCCATCATATACCATCCGCAGTAATTTTCGGTGGCATTCCAAAGTTCTTTCAATTCCAGAAAAGCTTCGTATTCCAGGTCACCGGCTTCGTCTATGATTACAACCGGCTGATTGATGCTCTTCAGGTAAAATTTAAGGGTTTCCTTTACAGCGAAGTATTGTCCTTTGCTTTCGCCTCCTACGGTTTTAGCCAGAAGCCTGATAAATGCCTGGCGGGTTTTAGCCTGACTGGCATCCACATAGAAAGTGTTTTTCATCGTGCGGCTCAGGTATTTGGCCGTGAAGGTTTTGCCGATTCCGCAGTCATCCACACAAATCATAGCTTTGGCGTGAGCCTTGCAGAACTGAACACCGGTTTCGATCATCACAAACACGTCGGTACGGGCTACGTTCCATTTGCGGTCTTCGATGGTGATGCCCAGGAATTGGGCCATCATGATCCACTGCGTTGTTTTCAGCAATCCCATGTGTTCGCCATTGTTCAGGCGCGAAAATACGGCAGCCGAAATTCCAAGCGATTTGGCAAATGCACCATTACTGCCGTCATACAGCTTCCGCCGCTCGTGCATCTCTTCAACAATCTTCAGTTTAAATTCCGTGGTAAGTGTAATAGCCATAGTTTGTTTGTTAGAGACGCGATTAATCGCGTCTGTACGGTTAATTAAAATGTGTCGTATAAACCTTTATTAAATGGTGTTGAAATGAAGTTTAAATCATCATCATTCAAATCCGGGTTGTCGAGCACTTCAACCGGAACGATACGCTCGGTAACGGTGCGGCGCAACCCGGATATTTTGAATTTGTTGTTTAGCGTTGTTGGAATGTTGTCGATCACAGTCACCGGTTCAATCGATTTGCGTTTCGTGTTGATGAATCCGTTAACCGAAGCCACGTATTTGCTCATCAGTTCGCGGGCTTCCAAATCGGTTTCGGTTTGTTCGAGTCTGGCACGGTGATAAACCGGTTTCGAAACGGCTTCGCAAATACAGCGGTCGGTTCCACGCAGGTAAACCAATGCTTTTAATACTTTACCGTCATTTCCGTCGAGCCAGTAAATGTCCAGGTCTTTCCCTTCAACCTGAGCCATGAGGCTAATCAGCCGGTCGCTAAAGGCAATCTGTCCGTTTTCGCCTAACAGGCATTCCGTATTGTTCAGCTTAATAATTCCGGTATTGCACGAGGTTTGTGTTTTGAATCCCAACGACGGAAGGAAAGCCCGCCAGTTGGTTGGAGTTATATTCGGATGTTGCATTTCAAGTAATACCTCCCAGCACGTTTTACCTTTAATTACCGGGTGTTCATCGTTGTTCCATTCTTCAATATCGATCAGGCACTCTTCAACAATGCGGTCGTAAGATAAAATCACGTGCTTACCTGGACCCGCCTGATTTGGTTCTGATAATGCGTTTGGACGGGCAATCCATCCATAGCGTTTCTTCTCTTTTTTATACCTGAGCGGTTTCCAATAGGGTTCAACCCTTTTCTCGCGGGCAGCATTGGCGGCAATGTGCGTTTTCTGAAACATCGATCCCTCCTGAAGAAAAGTATTCAGGAAAACACTGTTACCGCTCATTTCACCTTCGAGTTCATAAGGCAGGCTTAGTCCCCACTCGGTATAATTCCTGACCATCTGACGGTAAAATTCAAGGATCAGGCTCTCTTTTGTTTTTCCGAACACCCAGCAGGTTATGGCTGCGCTTCCAAGGTCAACAGCTCCGTACATCCAAACACGTTTGCCTTTTTCGTACCAAAAAGGAGGTTGACGGTCATCAACTGATATTATACTTCCGGCAAATTCCGGCATCTTCATGCTATGATAAGGCTTAAATTTCTGCATCCATAATTGACGGTCACCACTGCGTAGGGTGTGTGTTCCTGCTTTGTTGGTCCATTTTGCCAGGTAATTGGTGATTGTTGCCTGCGAAAGCTTTGGAAATTCCTTTGAATCGAATATTTCGCCCCATTTATTGTCAATTACATCAACATATCCGCTTAAAAAACCCTCATACTGACGGGCAATTTCGGTAGCAGTTGGCTTGTACGATTGATGCGCGAACATGCTGTTGAGTAAATTCATCACGGTTTCATCCACTTTTAAAGCCGATTTATTACAGAAATTTCCATGAATCAGCGCGGAGTAACCTTCTTTTTTATAGTCTTTCAGTTTGCGGCGCAAAGCGGCTGCGTTGGCTGGTAGTGTATGCGATTGTATATCGCGGAAACGGTTGCATTCGTTAGTAACTGTAGTCCAAACGTCAGCCACACCACCGCGAAGGCTTTTGCGTAATTCGTAGCGTTTGGTATAAATGCGCTCAACCGTGTTCAGAACCGAAGCGTTCAGGGTATATTCGTCAATCACATCATCCGGCAGTAATTTGCCGTCGGTCAATTGGTAATTTGTGTAAAATTCAATAGCGCGTGAGTCGCGTGAGTAATGTTTTTCAAAAAGCGATTGCCTCACCTGGCGTTGTGGCTCCCCAAAAGTTTCAACCAATAGTTTCTGCCAGTCACGGGGTAGAGTGTCCCATTTTACGAGGGTAGGAGTGTTTGGCCCCTGAGCACGCAGCCGTTTAATGTAGTTGTTTTCAATCCGGTGTTGTAACCCACGTGTGCCAATTAATCTCAAGCTATTATCATCCGCGTCTCTGCCTTCTATAAGCACACGTGCCTGTACTCCTAATTGATCGTTGTGATATTCGTATGGGGTCATGGTTACTGAGTTTATCGAAGTATTGGTTACTGAGTTTATCGAAGTATTTGTTTTTTCGTACCGGGGGCCGCAGTGAGAATTTGCGGCCTATCCCGGTTTCATGAAAAAGCATATCTTTAAGTGGTCTAATTCAAAAATCTATGCTATGAGTGAAAAATCAATCTCGTTTAATATTCATCTCCAAATAGAACTCCTCCCGGATATGTCCCCATCGCGTCGGAGCGAGCTAAAATCTGGTGTAGATCAGATTCTGATTCCTCTTTGCGAAATGTTTGGGCTTGATTTACAGAAATGCGACTACGATTATTACAAGTCGTATGAGGATGAGCTTCAAAAGATTTATATAAGCGTAATTCAATACAAAATTTCGAGAAAAGTGAAGAGCGTCCAGAATTACCACTGTTTTGCAGGAATCGTGGTATCGGTATTCGAACTCTTAACACACGATGACGATTTTCGGGAATGTTTAAGCCATTACAAACTTTTGTCATGATCTTTTGGTTTTAAGTGATTTATTGTCTGAGTAAAATAGCCAGGATAATACCAGGCCCATAATTGCTGTGGCATAGTGCCAGGTGGCGCCTGCGAATAGTGCGCTAAATAGGGCTATCACCGCTATCAGCAGGAATATGCCCAAAAACAGGTTATTCATTGTTCTCATTTAGTTGGGTTTTACCTTGGTTTATGATTTCGATTAATTCTTTTGCGGCCTGTAATACTCCTGGATTCATGGTACGCTGTTGGTTAATCATTGCCTTGATGGTATTGGGTTTGTAGGCTCCGTTTACCATTCCGGATATAACCTCGTAAGCGCCTGCGCGGGGCAGTTGTTTTTTTATTTTTTCAGTCTCTTCGTCTTTTATTTGTTTTTTCATTTTGTTTTGTCGTAATTTTGTATTCATTAACGAATACAAATATATTATCATTTGACGATATTTCAAACAAATGATAATATTTTTTCATCTATTGACAAATTATTTTTATCAAATGACAATACACGAAAGAATTGCACTTGTAATCAGTACATTGAAATTGAACCCAAATTCATTTTCAGTGGCTATTGGTGTAAATTCAACGATTATTCACAACATAGTGAAGGGTCGTAACGCTCCCAGCTACGAACTTTTCAATAAAATCGCATTGTCATTTGATGATATCAACATGAACTGGCTTATTTCAGGAAACGGGGAAGTATTGAAGGTTAATAGTGATTATGATGTCAAATCCGGTAATAAATTTAATCCTGGTGTCCAGCCTTGCGACAAATGCAAAATGAAGGATGATTTAATAGATAGTTTACGGCAACAGGTGGAAACTCAGTCGAAACTGATCAATTACCTCGAAAAGAACAGACCGGCTGAAGACGGGCAAAAAAGAAAGGAATAA